TGTTGGCAAAGCGCCGTCTACGACTACCTACACGTTCTGTAACGCCGCGGCCCCTGTCACGGTCAGCGGAATCACTTTCAGCAACCTTGGGTCATTGCTGTTGGTGGGCGAAGTGCAGCGCGACATTAAGTCAACATCGTTTGACATGTCGATTTCCCTCACCGGCATTGACCCGAATAATGTTGCGTTGATCTTGTCGAGCGACATCAAGGGCAGCACGGTCGAAATGTGGCGCGGCTTTTTGGACTCAGACAATCAGATCATCACCACGCCGACTCAGCAGTTCTTCAAGCGGTGGACCGGCATCGTCAACAACGTCAGCATCACCGAGGACTGGAACGATGAAATTCGGTCGCGTGTGGCGACTTGCACCATCACTTGCTCAAGCATGCGGCGCATCCTTGAGAACCGCATCGCTGGCGTTAAAACCAATAAGGCAAGCTGGCAGGCGATCTATCCCGGCGACGCATCCATGAGCCGGGTTGATGCGATTTCCAACACCTACTTCGACTTTGGCGGCAAGCCCAACAGCGGCAGCATTTCCGATCCGGGCGGCGGTGGCGGCGCTGGGCGAGATGTAAACATCCCTGATGAACAAATCCCATCGTGATCAGACTGGCAAACAAGTTCGACCTAGATGATTGCGTAGAGATGATGCGGCACTATGCCGCAGAGTCAAGCATCCATAAGCTAAGACAAGCGGCCAACCATGACAGTCAGTACGTCAAACAATTTTTGTTTAGTCTGATTGCTGGGCGCGGCTTCATTTGCATCGATAGCCAAAAGCGAGGGATGCTGGTGGCTATCGTCACGCCAAACATTTGGTGTCCCGGTGTAAATGAGGTCAAGGAACTGGCGTGGTGGGTTCACCCGGATCATCGCGACGGAACTGTGGGCGGCAAGTTATTTGTCTTTTTCCGAAAGCATGCTGAAGAATTGATTGAAGACGGCAGGGCAGAAATAATCACTGCATCGCTTATGGCGAACAGTCCTGCTATCGATCTTGAGGCGCGAGGCTTTCGCAGGATTGAATCGACGTTTTGTAAGGAATAAGAAATGCCAGCAACCATGATCCTTGCCGCCATCGGTGTCAGTGCAGCCACGATTGGCGCATACGCATTCGCTGCGGCTGTCTTTGCGATCAACTTTGCTGTTTCGTACACGCTGACTCGGGTGTTTGGATCAAAGCCGCCTAAACAGCAAGACAACGGTGTTCGGCAGCAAATCCCGCCAAGCTCGGAAAATCGTATTCCTGTTGCCTATGGTGAGGCATGGATGGGCGGCACATTTGTAGATGCCGTGCTGTCTACTGACAACCAAGCGATGTATTACGTCTTGGCGATCAGTCATATTTCGCCAAACGGTCAGATTACGTTTGATACAACGCAGTTTTACTACGGCGACCGACTGATTACGTTTGCCCCCGGCACTAATCGCGTTGCTTCGCTTACTGATGGTGCTGGCAATGTAGACACCAAGATTAACAACTATCTTTTTTTCAATCTCTACACATCGACAGATGCTGGAATCATCACAACCGTGATGGGGTCTGCGCCTAACGTGGCGATGGGCGGGTCTGACATTCCTGCTGGCCTGCGTTGGCCTGCGTCTGGTCGGCAAATGAATGGTTTGGCGTTCGCCATCATTTATCTGAAGTACAACACTGATGCTGGTACGACCGGCCTTCAGCCAATCACTTTCAAGCTTAATCATTCGCTTAACGGCACCGGAGTGGCAAAGCCGGGTTCTGTGCTGCGAGATTATTTGACCAGCACTGTTTATGGCGGCGCTGTTCCGCTTGCCAACATCGACACGGCTGCTTGTACTGATCTTGATACCTACTCGGATCAGACTATCACCTACACGCCCAGCGGCGGCGGCTCGGCAACTCAAGCGCGTTATCGGATCAATGGTGTCATTGACACTGGCGAAACTGCGCTAAATAACATTGATCACATTCTGACCGCTTGCGACTCTTGGCTTTCGTATCAAGCTGAAACGGGTCAGTGGTCGCCGGTCATCAACAAGGCTGAGTCTTCTTCATTCAGCTTTGATGACTCCAACATCATTGGCGAAATCCGCGTCAGCGCAACCGACATCACTCAGTCTGTTAATCAGATTGAGGCGTCATTCCCGTGGAAGGGCAACAAGGACAAGCCCAGCACGGTATTTCTTCAAACTCCTTCTGGCCTGCTGTATCCCAACGAACCAGTCAACAAGTTCACCACCAACTTCACAATGGTGAACGACTCAGTGCAAACAACTTACCTTGCAAACAGAGTTCTTGAGCAAGCCCGTGAAGACTTGATTGTTTCGTTCAACACCGCGTACACCGGCATTCAAGTCAATGCGGGTGATGTGGTGAGCGTGACCAACTCAGCTTATGGTTGGACCAACAAGCTGTTCCGCGTCATTAAGGTCAACGAAACCAGTCTGCCAGATGGCAACCTCGGTGCGCGGATTGAGATGAATGAGTACAACGCTCAGGTCTATGACGACTTCAGCATTACTCAGTTCACGCCTGCGCCAAACAGCGATCTTCAATCTGGCTATTACTTCCCGGCACTTGCTGCCCCGACATTCGCTGATCAAGCGCCGACGATTCAGCCGCCGACCTTCAGTGTTGTCTGTCAACTTCCTTCGACCGTTCGGGTCACCAAGGTCACTCTGTACTACACAACGTCTGTTAGCCCAACGACTTCGGATTGGAAAGTCTGGGCCACTGAGATTGCGTCGAACGCTGCTGCATTTGCTGCGGGCCTCTCGCTCAAATTCCCTAATGTCAATCTTGCTCCGGCCACTTACTACTTCGCTTTTAATGTAGAAAACGAAGTGTCGGTGTCGCAGCTTTCATCCACTTCTATTGCTTTTGTTTGGGCACCTTCTGCTGCTGTTGGTCCAACTGGCCCAACTGGCACTAGCGGACCTACCGGAAACATTGGGCCTACTGGGAACACTGGGGCCACAGGTGCAACCGGCACCACAGGCAACAAGACCGGGCGTGCTGTCATTTATCAATGGGCAATCACGATCCCGGCAGGCCCGACCGGCACCTCAACCTACACATGGTCAACCGGCAGCATTAGCCCTGTTCCTGCGGGGTGGTCAACTTCCATTACGGCAGCACCAAGCGCAGGCTTCACGCTTTGGGCCGCATCTGTCAACTTGCTTGCCACTGATGCGGACGCGACTAGCACGATCAATTGGACAACCGCAAGCATTCTTTCGGCGGGATACGCGGGGGTGACAGGACCGACCGGCACCACCGGCCCAACGGGATCGGGGACTGCGGGCGCATCGTCACGCATCTGTTTTGCGCGTGTGCCCAACAACCCTTCTCCGGTTTCAGGAAACATCACCACCACCGGCTCAAGCTCATTCCCATCTAGCGGGCAGTCATTGTCTGTTTGGGGATTCGCGGCAACGTGGGGCGCAAGCGATCCCAACCCGTCTAGCACTGACTCGCTTTATCAGTCGGATGGCATCTATGACCCGACTACAGGCAATACGGTTTGGACGACACCGTACATCTCAAGCCTGAAGGTTGGCACGCTGTCGGCCATCACGGTCAACACGGGTGCGCTGACTATTCAGAACACGCTGACGGTCAGCACCACCGGCAACATTCAAGGTGGGCAAACCGACTACAACACAGGTACTGGTTTCTTTCTTGGCTACAGCGGTGGTGCATATAAGTTCAGCATTGGATCATCGTCAGCATCATTGCTTTGGAATGGTTCTTCACTTAGTTTGACTGGATCAAGCAACCTTGACATTGGTGGCACGGCAAAGTTTTCAGGCAACAACAGTTCACTTGGTCAAAACACAACCGTATGGGTGGCGGGGTCTTCCACAACTTCTACAAGCCTGTTGGTTCAGAACTCATACCTTAGTGGGTATGCCATACAAGCCAACCATCTTGGATCATCTTCATCGGGCAATCAAGGTTCGGGCATTTACGGTAGTGGCGCGGTTTATGGTGTACAGGGTACAACGTCTACATCGTCTGTGGCGCAAGCCGGGGTTGATGGATATTCTTACTACGGCAAAGGCGTATACGGAAATTCATTCACGGGTTGGGGTGGATATTTTGAGTGCAACACCGCAGTGCAAGGTTTGTATGCAAGCGGCATTCAACTTCCACAATCCGCAGAAGTACGGTGGAGAACCTCGGGAGGCGGCATTGGCGCTTATGTCTACACAGACGGCAATGATGCGCTTTATCTAATCTCGGGCGCGTCGGGGTCAAGCAATCCCAAGGCTGTTCTGTTCGGCACCAAGGCAACCGCACGCGCACGGGTAGAGGACACCTTCCTTCGTCCCGAGGTAGACAACTCAATGACCTTGGGCGCGGCATCCTTCCGATTTGTGGATGTGTACGCGGTCAGCGGATCGGTCAACACCTCCGACGAACGGGAAAAGAACATCCTTGGTGACAATCCTCTCGGGCTTAACTTCATCAACAAGCTGCAAACCATCCAATACAAGTGGAAGGTGGCACAGGCTGCGGTCAAAGAAAATGTCTTTGACGATGAAGGCAACCTGACGGGCGAACGGGAAATCGAACCGGCTCGGGAGGGTGTGCGTACCTTCCACGGCTTGAGTGCCCAACAAGTCAAGGCGACCCTAGATCAGCTTGGGGTGGATAGCTTTGCCGGGTGGGTCTTGGCAGACAAGGACGATCCCGACAGCACTCAGGGTTTGCGCTATGGCGAATTCATTGCCCCGCTGATCAAAGCAGTGCAAGAGTTGTCGCAAAAAGTTGCTGACTTAGAGGCTAGACTTAAATAAAATTTGGCAAGACAAGACACCATCCCGTAGCCCCGCGAGAGTGCGGGGAGCGTCACCACCCGAGTTAGGGGAAACAGGATGTCGAGCAATCAGGGCTTCCTGTGCTTTGTAAGAAAGGCAGGGTAAAGCCATAGCGATTTTTAACAAGAATACGCTTGCTCAAGTAAGCGGGTTCGACAATCCCATCCTTGCCGGTGAGTTGGTTTGGAATCAACAAACTTACTGGAATCTCGCGTTTACCAACTGCGCCACCGGTCTGCCCCTGTCTCTTGTGGGTGCCACGATTGACGCGCAGATTGTTCGCAGGCAAGTCAGCAACATCGTAGACACCCGCAACGGGTTGACGTTTGACATTGCCGACTACACGCCGACCCCCACGCCGGTTAGCTTGACGATCACCAATCGGGTCGATGCCGCAGGCACTTGCACCTTGGTGATTAACGATGCCACTTGGTCGCTGATCAACAGTGATCCTCAGTTGGAAATCAATGCTCAAGACTGCGTAGGTTTCTCGGGTCGCGTCAAAGTCTCTTTCCCTGCTAGTGGCTCAACTCCACCGGATGACGCAATCATCTTCTTGTTGTTCCTTGTTCGTTCTGATGGAGTGGTGGTGGTATGAGCAACATCAAAGTTGTCGTTCAAGACGGTAACAACGTCAATCTTCAAGTCACCCCCACGCCCGACATCAATGTCAGGCTAGACCGCAGCGTAGCGGGTGCCACTGGCCCCACGGGTCCGGCGGGTGTCGGGCCTACTGGTCCCACCGGCGCTACAGGCCCAACGGGTGCCCCGTCTACGGTTGTTGGACCTACTGGGCCTAGTGGAGCAACCGGACCCACAGGTCCGACTGGTGCGCCATCTACGGTTGTCGGCCCGACCGGAGCTACAGGCCCAACCGGGGCACAAGGTGGACAGGGCAACATCGGCCCGACCGGCCCACAGGGCGTTCAGGGCATCCAAGGCATTCAAGGCGATCCGGGTCCGACTGGCCCGCAAGGCCCGACCGGATCACAGGGCGTTGCAGGCCCGACTGGGGCAATTGGCCCAACCGGAGATATTGGACCTACCGGCCCGACTGGCGCTCAAGGTGCCCAAGGCGACCATGGACCCACCGGCCCCCAAGGCGTTCAAGGCCCGCAAGGTGATCACGGCCCTACGGGTCCACAAGGCGCAATTGGCCCGACCGGGGCGCAAGGCAACATCGGCGCAACCGGCCCAACTGGCGCCCAAGGGGACACTGGACCTACAGGACCGCAAGGCGTACAAGGTATTCAGGGTGACCAAGGTGTGCCCGGCCCGACCGGCCCGATTGGGCCAACGGGTTCGCAAGGCAATACAGGACCGACCGGCCCGACTGGCGATGCCTCAACCGTGCCCGGACCCACTGGTCCAACAGGCCCGCAAGGTATCCAAGGCGACCACGGCCCGACCGGGCCTCAAGGTATCCAAGGCGATCAGGGCTTTGTTGGGCCTACGGGTCCACAAGGCTCGACCGGCCCCACAGGTCCGCAAGGCAATCCCGGCGCAGGCGGCACTGTCGCGTATTGGGGATCGTTTTGGTCTACGCAAGATCAAATTGCCGCAGCCGCAAATACAGCTTATTCGGTCACGCTTAACAACACCGACCCCGACTCAAACGGGATTAGCGTTGTCTCAAACAGCCGCGTCACGTTCTCGCAGGCGGGAACCTACAGCCTGACGTTCTCGATTCAGTTCGTCAACGCAGACACGCAGATTCACGATGTGAACGTGTGGCTGCGGAAAAACAATGCGGGTAGCTCGGGCGATGTTCCCGACTCTGATACTAGGCTGAGTATTCAGCAACGTCACGGCGGCGTCGACGGCTATGGTTTGATGACCGTCAACTTTGTGTTGAAGTTGGCGGCGGCAGATTACATCGAAATGATTTGGGCGGTAACGGATACCAACATATCGATCCAAACCGTACCCGCAGGAACTGCTCCGGTTTCCCCGCAGATTCCGGGCGTTATCTTCACGGCCACGCAAGTCACCTACACGCAAAACGGTCCGACTGGTGCTGCCGGTCCTACGGGTCCGCAGGGTTTTGTTGGTCCCACCGGCCCGCAAGGTCCGCAAGGCATTCAGGGCACTCCGGGTGATGTGGGCGCAACTGGTCCCACAGGGGCACAAGGCAACACCGGCCCGACCGGACCTACGGGGGATGCTTCTACCGTTCCCGGCCCGACTGGTCCCACTGGCCCCACCGGCGCTCAAGGCATTCAGGGCGATCATGGCCCGACCGGGCCACAAGGCATTCAAGGCATCCAAGGTGATCCGGGACCGCAAGGCAACACCGGACCCACTGGGGCGCAGGGTGCAGTAGGGCCGACTGGGCCGACTGGCGCTCAAGGAATCCAAGGCGACACCGGGCCGACTGGACCGCAAGGACCGCAAGGCATCCAAGGTGACCAAGGCATCCCCGGACCGACTGGGCCTACCGGCGCACAAGGCGATCAAGGTATTGCAGGACCGACTGGGCCTACGGGCAACACGGGTGCTGTTGGGCCTACCGGCCCTACGGGGGCGCAGGGCATTCAAGGCGATGTCGGCCCGACCGGACCGCAAGGGGTTCAGGGCATTCAGGGCGTGCAAGGCAACACTGGACCTACGGGCGCTCAAGGCCCGACCGTGTATCCCGACGCGGGTATTCCGCTGTCTACCGGCACGGCATGGGGCACTTCGTTCACCAATAGCGGCAACCCAATCGGCACTGCTTATGGCGGCACAGGGCTTTCATCCTTCACCGCAAACGGGGTTGTCTATGCCTCATCCTCAAGTGCGCTTGCCACGGGGAGTGCGCTGACGTTTGATGGGACGAATTTGTCGGTTGGTGGTAGCAATAGCCAACAGCGTTTGAATGTAGTTGTCCCCGTATTCACCACGAATGCGTCAGGCGGTATGCGTATCGGTGACAGCGGAAACAACTATTACGTTGACCAGTTGGTCACCACAGACGGAAGTGCAAACCCGTTTTGGGATGTGAAGTTTGCTACGCACACTCTTTCGCGTTATGCATATGGTGGCGGCAACAACTTTTGGGCATGGTACGCCAACAACTCCGAACAAATGCGCCTGACTAGCAGCCTGCTGTCAGTCGTACCCGGCGCAACGATTCAAGGACTCACCGTAGGCCGTGGCGCAGGTGCTGTGTCTACCAACACTGCGGTGGGTGCGAGTGCGTTGAATGCGAATACTACGGGTGCGCTTAATGTGGCAGTTGGTAATGGCGCACTTCTAAACAACACAACAGCAGGGTGGAATACTGCTGTTGGTGACGGTGCATTGCGTACAAACAGCACGGGCGCGAAAAATACGGCAGTTGGTCGGAGAGCCGTTTATAGCAACACCACAGGAACAGATAACGTTGGTGTTGGTACAGAAGATAGCGGCGGAGGTTATGGCCCTCTTTGGTCAAATACCACAGGCAGTTTTAACACCGCACTTGGCAACGGCGCTCTTGGGAAAAACACCACCGCCTCCTACAACACAGCGGTTGGTTATCAGGCGGGGTATAACAACACGACGGGTACAGAAAACTTCTTCGGCGGATACCTTGCGGGTGGAGGACTTACCACAGGTCGATATTCAACCCTTGTTGGAAGCCGTGCGGGTAACGCAACCATTACTGGGGACGGCAACACTGCATTGGGTTACTATTCCTATGGCTCCGGTACAAGCGGGGCTTACAACACCGCAATAGGCATTCAATCCCTGTACCTCAACACAACAGGCGCAAACAACACCGCTGTCGGCGCTGAAGCACTTCGTGCCAACACCACCGGAACTCAAAACGTCGCACTTGGTTCTTTGTCCCTTTGGGCAAACACCACCGGGAATTACAACGTTTCTGTTGGTTATCAGGCTCTGTACGCGAATACCACCGCCTCTTTCAACACTGCTGTTGGTTGGTATGCGGGACTCACGAATACAACCGGTGCGGGCAATTTGTTCACCGGTACATATGCCGGTGTTTTCAACACAACCGGATCACGCAATTCGTTTGTGGGCGGCATGGACCCCGCCGGTTATGGTGCGGGACATTCCAATACAACCGGAAGTTTCAACACGGCAATCGGCAGTGGTGCGCTTTCCCGTAACACCACCGCTGACAACAACACTGCTGTTGGGTATCAAGCGGGATATAGCAACACGACGGGTTCTGTTACTGCGTTTGGGCAAGGTTCTCTGTACTCAAATGTAACCGGCGATGGGAACTCGGCCTTTGGTGTTTCTGCTCTGACAGCGAATACAGGAAATTACAACTCCGCATTTGGTTGGAGAGCAGGGTTCGGCAACACATCGGGAACGCAAAACCTGTTTTTTGGTTATGCGACGGGTTATGGGAATACAACCGGCGGCAACAACACGGCTATCGGCAATACGGCGTTGTATACAAATACAACAGGCAGCACAAATACCGCAGTCGGAGTTGATTCCCTTCGCCTCAACACCACTGGCACATCAAATACCGCTGTTGGTTATCAAAGTCTATATTCCAACACCACCGGCTATAGCAACATAGCAGTTGGATACCAAGCCGGTTATGGGCTTCGGACTTCTGGTGGCAATGTTCCAAACAATAATATTGCAATTGGATTAAATACGCTAAGTGCCTCAAGTTACTCACCCGGCAATATTGCGATTGGCTATCAAGCCCTTCAGAATTTGGGCGATCCCGGTGGTTATGCAGTTGCTATTGGTTATCAGGCCGGAAAAAATTGCGCCACAAACGGATCATCTATTTTTATTGGCTATGCCGCTGCTTTTAATAATACCTATTGGATAGGCGGTGTTTGTATTGGCCAGAGCGCCGGGGCTTCATACAACGATCCCGGCACGCCTTACCCCGGAAATACCTTTATCGGCGATCTTGCGGGAACAAGTACCACCACTGCTACTGGCTGCACTTTCATAGGAGGCGGCGGTTCAGGGTTTGGAAGCGGAACAGGACAACGCAACACCACCGGCGCACAAAACACGGCGGTGGGAACGGGCGCGCTTACATCCAACACGACATCGGGTAATAGCACGGCAATTGGGTATGCCGTATTCAACAATTCCACAGGCAATGCAAACACCGGACTTGGTGCTTATGCAGGGGCTTACAACTTTGGCTCGGGTGCAGCGACAACAACGGGTGGGGGAAATACATTTCTTGGGTCGTATACGATTGCCAACGCGGCGACGGATAGCAATTCCATCGTTATCGGAAACAGCGCGATAGGAAAAGGCACTAACACCGGCTTTATCAACCCCAATGGCGGCGGTGTTTACCAAGGCAATAACTCATCGTCTTGGTCTACGACCTCTGATCGTCGGTTGAAGAAAAACATCGTTGACAACAACGAAGGCTTGGACAAGATCGCCGCGATTCGGGTGCGGAACTTTGAGTATCGTCTGCCCGAAGAAGTAGATGCCGAACTTAAGCCTCACGACGCTATCAAAAAGACCGGCGTTCAACTTGGCGTAATTGCTCAGGAACTCCAAGAAGTCTGTCCTGATTGCGTCAAGCAAGAGTCATCTGGCGTGTTGACTGTAGATACTGACAATCTGTTTTGGCACATGCTTAACGCAATCAAGCAACTCAATGCCAAGGTTGAAGCCTTGGAGACTCAAATCAAAGGAGCCGCATGATGAGCGCCGTTACTTGGAGCATTGCCTCCATGTCCTGCCTTCAGTCGCCAACACCTGACTATGTTGCAAATGTGATGTGGGCTGTGACGGCAACAGAAAGTGGGCAGTCGTTTTTTATGACCGGGCAGACTTCTTTTCCCGTGGTGCAGCAGTCAAACTATATTCCGTACAACCAACTGACCCCGGAAATTGTGCTTGGTTGGGTTAAGGAAAAACTTGGCCCTGAGACTGTCGCCAACTGCGAAAAGAGCGTTACGACGCAACTTGGTTACCAACTAAATCCCCCCGTAGAACCACAACCTCAACCCCTGCCTTGGTAAAGGAGCATAAACATGGACGATCTGACCCCTGAGCAAATTGCAAAGCACTACAGCGCCGCGATGGACAGCGTGAACCTGCTGAACGCCGGTAAGCCCGAAGGCATGGACGATGCCGACTGGGCCGACTGCAAACAGCGCAACGTCGATCACCTGAAGATCATGGTCGCCAAGGAGTGGATGCAAGACCAAGACCTTGCCCCGCTGAACGCTGCTATTGCCGCCAACGAATAAGGAAAAGACAATGAACGACAAGACTGAAATCAAGCTGACCCTGCAATTGGTCAACGCTGTCCTGCAATACTTGGGCACCCGTCCCTATCAGGAAGTGTTCCAACTGGTCGCTGAGATTCAGAAGCAAGCAACCCCGCAAGTCCCGGACGTAACACAGGAAACCACGGTGCAGTGATGGAATCGCAAGCCTTTATCAACAGCATTTTTGGTGTGGCCGCATTCCTCGGGGGATGGGTGCTTAACAACATCACGCGCACAATCAATCGGATTGATAAAGACTTGCGCGAGATGCCGCACATCTACGTCACGAAGGACACTTACCACCGCGACATAGACGAACTGAAGGACATCTGTAGGCAAATCTTTGCCAAGCTAGATCACAAAGCAGATAAGTGATGGAACCGATAACCGGCATTCTTGCGGCAGTCTCAGCAGCGAATGCCGCCTTCGGTGCAGTCAAGAAACTTGTTGCCACTGGGCGCGAGATTCAGGACGTTGCCGGTCAGATCGGCAAATGGTACGGGGCGTTTGGTGATTTCAATCGCCTCGCCACCGAGAAGGCCAACAAAAAACCCTCGGTCTTTAAGCGACTGCTGCACGACGACAGCATTGAGCAGGAAGCCTTGCAGATCACGATGCACAAGCAGGCATTGATCAAGCAGGAATACGAACTCAAGATTCTGATCGTTGCTCACTACGGTGAGAGCGTCTACAACGAAATGATCATGGAGCGCATCCGACTCAAGAAGGAGCGCGAAAAGAAAGACCGAGAGCATCGACTTCGGCAGCAGGAATTCATACTCAACGCCAAGTATGGTGCGGGCATCGCCTTCCTCGCGGTCGCCTTGATTGGGTTGGGCTACTACATCATCGGCAAGGTACAGCAATGAGTTTTAGAAAGCCGCCGGAAGGCGCAAGCCGGTCAGAGAGGGAAGCCCATGTCAAGGCTCTTGCTGCGGTTTCTATTAGCCTGCTTGCTCTACTCCTTGCTGTTACAAATTACTTTGCCGGAAGGAACTCCTCTGCGGTTCTCAATGGAACCATAGAGTCGAACAACCTGTGGGCGTGGTATCAAGCCAAGAACGTCCGGGCGACTATCTACGAAGTCACCAACCACGAACAGAAGGCCGTTAAGCAACGCGCCGACATGGACGAGATCATGGAAAAGGCCCGCGCTGCTGAAGCCAAGCGCGACGCAGCCAAGGCCAAGTCTTCGTACTACTCCTACTCCGGCATGGCGCTGCAACTGGCCATTGTCCTGTCCTCTGCGGCCATTCTTGCCGTCACCCTGAGTTTGTTCTACGCTTCCATCGGGGTGGGCGCAGCCGGAGTAATTCTTTTCCTTGTGGCCTTGGGAGCCTAATATGTTTGAAATGCTTGGCGGTGGTTTACTCGGCTCAGTTTTCGGCGGTCTATTCCGGCTTGCCCCTGAAGTCCTGAAGTTCATGGACAAGGGCAACGAGCGCAAGCACGAACTATCCATGTTCACGCTTCAGACCGACCTTGAGAAGATGCGCGGTCAGTTCAAGATGGAAGAGCGATACGTTGACTACAGCGTCAACCAACTCGACGCCATCAAGGAAGCCTTCAAAGAACAGGCCACAACCGCTAAAGAGGCGGGATGGTTCGTGGCGGCTGTCTCTGCGCTCGTGCGACCCGGCATCACTTGGGCGCTGTTCTTCATGTATGCCACCGTCAAGGCGGCGGCAATCTACATGGCATTCAAATCAGGCGGGCATTGGTCTGAGGTCATCACCCGTGTATGGGATGCCGACGACTTCGCCATGCTGAATATGTGCCTGACCTTTTGGTTCGTCGGAAGAAGCATCGAGAAGTATCAGAAGTGACTTCCGAAGCTATCAAGATCGCTCGGGAAACACTGTGCAAACCCTTTGAGGGTTACGCCAAACGCTTGCCTGACGGGTCTTGCAAAGCCTATCCCGACCCCGGCACAGGCGGGCATCCTTGGACGATTGGATGGGGCAGCACCGGACCCGAGGTAACGCCTGACACGGTGTGGACTGAGGCGCAGGCGCAGGAATCGCTAGACAATCATTTGCTGCACTTCTGCGCGGGGGTGCTGAAGCTGTCCCCGATCCTTCTAAAGCAACCCGCACGCAGGCTTGCGGCTATCATCTCTTTCGCGTACAACTGCGGTCTAGGCAACTACCGCATCTCGACACTCAAGAAGCGGGTAGACGCTCAAGATTGGTCGGGAGCGCAAGAAGAAATCGTCAAGTGGAACAAGGCCGCAGGCAGGGTTATGAAAGGGCTAACCCTTCGGCGGCAGGCTGAAGCTGCCCTTTTAGGATAAGACAAGATGAAAATTTGCGTTTATGCGATCAGCAAG